GATTTTAGCTAATACTCTAGGAAATAGAGATACTGGGATGTTTTGGAATGTATGTTGAATATTAGGGATATTTGGGGCTGTTTTTTCATGGAAAAATGAAAATTTTTGAATTGATTTGCCTGTAGGGTAGAAATGTCCTCCATTATGGAATTGAGCTAGCCAAATACGATCACAATTAAGTTCTTCCATTATAGCATCTAATTGATCTTCTATCAAATTAGAAGTTTCAAGGGCCTCACGTACCGGAGTTTTTTCTTCTTTTTTCTCCATTTTGAGTTTTACCCAATTAACTATAATAGGTCCAACCACAGCCGTAATTAATGCTACAATTATAGTTGTAAACATAGCAAAAGTTTCCATTATTTTTTTAGTGAATTTAAATATTTAACTACATCATCTAAAGACTGTTGGGCACGTTCTTTATCTATTCCTCCGACCCATTTTTGTACTTCACCATTTTCAGAAACATATCCGTCTGCTGTATCCTGGAGGATACTTTCAAACCAATTTTTATATTCTTGTATTTGTTGATCAATTTCAGTATTAAATGTTTGATTAGTATAGTCTTGCCAAGTGCCCGCAATTTTCATTTGGGTTTCTGTTTTAGCTCGACAGTCTAAACATTCATTATAAGCTTTAAAATAAAATGAATCCAATTGTTTATCCATTACATGTTTACATTTTGGACAAAATAATGGAACAGCTGCCTTTTTAATTTTATCTAGCTTAGTAATATTTTCTTTAATGCCGTCTCGGATAGTCCAAGTTTTACCTCTTTCCTCCCAAACGTCACCTTCTTTATGGTCTTCTCTTACTTCACCACTATAACCAATTCCCATTGTAGTGCGATCACCATGTTTACCTTTTACAAGATTACGTAAACGTTCTACATCACGTTTTTGAAACTCTTTTTTTAAAACTGAATCTTTCATTATTTATTTGGGTTAATGGTATCTGTCCATTTTCTAAAAGTCATAGTACCTATTTTATTAGCTTCTTCTTCTAGTTTATACAGATAATCATCTTCATTAATATCAGTAGTAGAAATATTACCTAAACGTCCTTCACAATTTTGCATGTGATGAACCATTTCATGCGCATATGAACGCATAATATCTTTAGGATGACGACCCATTGTATAAAGTACTATAACACGATTATTCGGGTCGTAATATGCTGTTTTACCGAAAAAATTTTGAGCATTTTTATCATCATCTACAAATTTTACTTTAGGTAAAGGACGAATATCCATACCTTCTTTTAACATAAATTCAGTAAGTGATTTGATCATTGGAGGATAGCTGAATTTGCTTGGTTCAGCATACATCTCAGTTAACAGATAAGTTAATTTGGTCATGATTATACATATCAGGGCTCTCTTCTAACGCTAGTTCTAAACTCAGTAAATGATGGAGAATGATTAGGATTTTCTAAATCAAATATGGTTTTTACAGTTTTAAATAAATTTAAATCTTCTTCGTATGTGCGAGGTGATTCAACTACTTCCCATCCTTTCCCTTGCATTTTATCTTTTTTAGGACCTCGTTTAGCTGATTTAAGCCATAAAATGCCACGGTGGTCTATTTTTTTACCAAAGCATTCTTCATAACATTTTCCATAAACCGCGGTTTGGAAATCATATGTAGTATGTAAATGGTTAGATGTTTTGATATCTAATACCCATATCTTGCCTTCAATTTCAACTACTAAATCACAAGTACCTGCTACTTTCCATTCATCTGAAAATAAATGAACTTCTGTTTCAATAAGTATAGGATTAAATGTTTCCCAGAATTCAACAAAGCGTAAAAACATTTGCCAAATATTAATATCGTATTTTGGGTCACCTGAGGGGGATAAGAAATTTAATTCTTCTCCGTTTAGGTAAGCTTCACATAATCCATGTGTTTGAGTACCATCTTCAGCAGCTTTTCTAACAATGTAATCAGCATTATTACCTACTTGTTTTAGCCAATCTTCAAAATGTTTTCCTTTAGGATAATACTGTAAAACATATGTTACAGATGGGTAATATTCTCCATTACGACGATAATAACGAGAGTCAGGTAATGTAATTTGTTTAGCGTCTTCTGAAATTTGAAGGATGCGTTGGTATTGTTTTTTTATAATCATAAAGTAAATAATTTTTTCTCCATTAGTTTATATTGTGTTAATGGAGAAACGGTTTGTATTAATTTGGTGAAGTTTTCAAATCCCATTTCACTAGGATCCTTACCTTTAAGTTCTACTAAATAAACTTCTTTTCCAATGTCCAAAAGCTGTTCACAAAAACCAAGGGCTTTTGAAATAGCATCGTTGTCTAGAGCAATATATATTTTTTGTACTTTAGATTCTACTAGTTTTTTCATTAAACTAGATTGAATATTTTTACCAAGTAATGGAACTACGTTGCGTTTAATTGCCATAGCATCAAATGGCCCCTCACATAATATGATAGGTAAATCCCAGTTAATAAACAATTCAAACGGTATAATATCGCGAGACGTTTCTGGATTACGGTATTTGGTGTAAGGGTCTTTTTCAAATGATCTTGCGGTAAAATAATTTAATTTACCTGTACTATCATATGAGGGTATAACAATCATATTAGCATATTGTCCTGAATCACAATAGCCTATGTTATATTTAAGAATATCTTGTTTGGTGGTATTTCTTTTCTTGAGATAAGCAAGAGCATGTCTTGCTACAATATCTTTGTTGTTAATAAAGGTTTTAAATTCCTTTGGTAGTTCAAGTAAGGTATGTTTTACCTCCCCTATATCCTCAGTAGAGACGTTTTTAACTAATTTACTTAATTCCTGGAAGTAACTAGCATCAACTTGGATTTGTTTGAATAAACTTTTTATGGTTTTGCCTTTTTTACCACAAGCCCAACATGCCCATTTATTAATACCATCTTTATTTTCTGTAAAATTGACTTCAAGTTTTGGTTTGTGATGATGGCAAAATGGGCATGTATATGCTTGATTTCCTCGTGCTGTACGTTTACCTGTACCTAAAATACTATTAACTAAATTAACTAATAACTCATTTATCATACCCTTAAGGTACGAAATTTCTTTTAGATATCAAAGTCTTTTCGGAAAAATTTGCCTAAGATGTTGTCATTAAAATATAGATCGGGCTCTTCTAAAACTCTATAAACAAACAATGTTTGTGTTTCGTAATATGTTAAGAGTTTTTTGGTAGGACACATTATCAAAATCTCGCGTTTGAAATTTTCTAATGGTTCAGTTTTTTTAAGTTCAAGTAATGTTTTATTTGAACCCCAGTATTTTTTCCAATCAGATTCAGCAATTACCATTTTGTAGGAAGCCCTACGACCCGCTACACCTTCGTACATTGCAAGTTCCTTTTTAGTTAACTTTACTTTTTTGTTATGGTAAAGTACTTTTTTACCAATATAGGATTTACCTGAAGGTATATGGGTAATTTTATAAATGAATCCAAATGTGTTATTTGGAAATTGAGAAAAATCAGAGATTTCTTCTTTTTTATATAACCAATTCATAATTTAAAAATCTAAATTTACTAATATAGAAGTATCAGTAACAGCAGATGTTGGAAGGGGTTGGGCAAGTTTAGCTACAGCTAATAAATTATAGTTATTATCATATAAACCTACTGTAGTTACATAAGGTGAAAAATAAGAACCTGTTGCAAAATTATATAAAACCCCACTGTTTGTACTTCCCGAAATAATTGTTGGGTTTTGGGTAAAATTAAATTCATTTTCTCGAAGAGTACATTTATATTGAGTTTCATAAATGTTAAATGATGAGGAAAATGAACATGTAATATTTGACCCGGTTGCTAAACTATTAATTAATTCAACAGTATTAATTCCATATATAGCACCACCATACGAACCTGAACCATAAGGGCCAGTAGTTAATGCACCATTACTTGTTATGATTATAATACCATGTTCATAAATTACATCACCATATTTAAGAGAATTATATATCATATTACCTTCACCATCATCTCGAAGAGTAATATTTCCATTTGAAATTTCTACTGATCCTGGAAGGAGATA